ATGACTCCACAAATTGCAATCCCGTCCGGCGCAGACCTCATGACATATGACGAATTTGCTGAGCGCTATGGCTACAGCCTTCGCACTGTAAAACAGATGGTTGCTGATGGTGACTTACTCATCATGCCTCGTAAAAAAGACGGAGGTGCTGCGCGTATCAACATGGTTGCCTTCCGTGCTCGCCTTCTGGCACAAGGCCTCAACTGCCGCTATGTGACTGCCTGAAAAACTCGATTATTTAAGATTTGAAGGAAAAGCGCATGTTTGATTTTCAAGTTTCCAAACATCCCCACTATGACGAAGCATGCCGGGCTTTTGCGCAACATCACAACATGACGAAGCTGGCCGAGCGTGCGGGTATGAACGTTCAAACGTTACGTAACAAGCTCAACCCGGAACAGCCTCACCAGTTCACGCCACCTGAATTGTGGCTGTTGACTGACCTGACAGAAGACTCAACCCTTATTGATGGCTTTCTCGCTCAGATTCATTGCTTACCTTGCGTGCCGGTGAATGAATTGGCGAAGGATAAATTACAGACCTATATCATGCGTGCTATGGGCGAGCTCGGCGAGCTGGCGACCAATGCAGTATCAACTGAACGCATGACTTCAGATCGCAAGTACAGCATGGTTGAGAGTGTAAATTCGGGTATTCGCATGTTGTCTCTTTCCGCCCTGGCGTTACAAGCTCGCCTACAGGCTAACCCGGCCATGTCGAGCGTCGTCGATACCATGACCGGCATCGGCGCAACATTCGGTTTGGTGTGAGGTGGTTATGCTGACTAAAGAGCCATCTTTTGCATCACTACTCGTTAAACAAAACCCATCGATGCATTACGGCCATGGCTGGATTGCAGGTGATAAAGGTAAGCGCTGGCATCCGAGCCGGTCGCAAGCTGACTTACTGGCTGGATTGTCGACCAATAAGCAGGAGGAATCATGGCTCTCGAAGCTGTTGAACTGTCTGCGCCACTGAACGCCGGTGAACGATTGGCCGGTTTGAATCATATCGCTGAGTTACGCGCTAGGTTTTGGGGTGATGGCTGGAAAGAGGTCGAGCTGTTTATCCGCGATATGCGCAATAAACGTGATCCACTGTTTGAAGAGAATAGCCGCGCAATGGCCGCAATATTCTTTCTGGCAAAAATACCGACAGCTCGTCATGAGCTCGAATTAAGTGAGCTGACGACTGACGAGAAAAAAGCGCTTATTACAGCGATGAATCATTTTCGTGCAGTGGTGAGTTTATTTCCAAAACGGCTAACCATGCCGAACTAACCCACAACAGAAATTAATGGCGTAAACCCGCCGGGCACTCTTTTGCCCAAATTCAGGAGGTTTTATGAGTCGAACTATTTTCTTATCAACGCCGAGCAGTACTGATGATGACGTATTAGCGGCCTTGTTTAAAGAGGCCAAAAAAGAAGAGCGCAAAGACCGCGCTTTAGCCGTTTCAATCCGCCTCGAGGCTCTGGCCGTTCATATTACCCATACAGGTATGAACGGTGCAGAAGCAGCTGAACTTCTGCGCCGCGAAGCCACCCGCTACGAAAACGAATCACAGGAGTTGCACTAATGAGCAATGACAAAGGGTGCTGCGGTATCTGCGCTGATTGCGTACCGCAAATTGATGGTGGCTCTGGATTTCATAATTGTGCCGATGCTCATGCAGCGCAATTAGCAGAGGATAAAGCGGTACTGAATGACCAACCACTAACCGACAGTGAGCTGACTCGCCTGATTTGGGGGCTGAAAGCTGAAGGTTTTCACCAGCGTTTACTGGCAGGATTGATTGAACTTCAGGAGCACAGAGAAGCCGCAAAACCACTTACAGGAATTGACCTTGAAAGTGCAGTAGATCGCCTCGCTGAAAATCGAGATAAAACTCGCGGCGCTCGAAGCACCAGTGAGCAAATCGCTTTTTACGACGGGTACCGAGCAGGAGCAGAAGCAGGATTAAACGCCCCCAAATTACCCCTATCCGATGCTGAGAAAATCGAGCTTCGAGCTCGTGTGCACAGGACGCGTCAAGGGTATGAGAGTTGATGTATAGCTCAATGGCCTACGCTTACCCGTGGAACGCTCCGCGATCGGCTATAGCGAGCCCATATCTTACCTATGACCAACAACAACGCCGCAATCGTATGTTTGCGGCTTTGCTGCATGCTCGAAAGGTACTTTCTCTTCAGCCCGATAGTGTTCGCTTTGATGTTTACCGCACTGCTGCGGTGCTGGAGCAAAATCAGGGCAGTCAGCGAGCCAATGCCTTTTTAATCAGCTTCTGTAAAAAGGCATTGCCGCGCCTCGAACTGGTCGAAAAAAAATATGAATGTACTGGCATTAACAAGAATTTATCTGCTCATGTTTTTGGTGGTCAGTTTGATACACAGTTAGTTCAGTATCTGGCATCGCGTATGGTCAATATGGTGGCGCGATACAATCGCCTACCGGATATGACACGCGCCGATATTGATTTGCTCGCCGCTGATATAGCTAATTTCATTCGTGGTGAACTTGCCAATATTGATGACAGCGATTCCGGTGAGCTAAAAACGCTTTATACCTGGTACATGCGTGCCGGGTATATCTCACGCCAATTCAACGTTACCCCTCCCCACTGGGAGCGAGTGACACGCAAAGTCTTCAATCAGGATGATATTGCCCCCGCCGTTATTCGTATGTTTACCGAGGCATGGTGGCGCGGCCGTCTTCGTCGCGTTGCGGCTGCATGGCGCGAACATCTGCAAATTGCCGTCGGCAATGTCAGCAAGAAAAAACACACATATGCGAGTAAAAACTGCGTCACCGACTGGCGCGAGCAGAAGCGCCGCACCCGTGAGTTTCTCAAAGGGCTGGAGCTCGAAGACGAAGACGGCAACCGTATCAGCCTGATTGAAAAATATGATGGCTCCGTTGCTAACCCTGCTATTCGCCGCTGTGAACTCATGACCCGCATTCGCGGATTTGAAAATATCTGTAATGAGCTCGGTTATATCGGGGAGTTTTACACTCTGACTGCGCCGTCTAAATATCACGCCACGATTAAAGCGGGTTACCGTAACAGTAAATGGAACGGTGCCAGCCCGTCAGACACGCAAAGTTATCTTACTGGTCTATGGGCGCGAATCCGGGCAAAGCTACACCGCGAAGACATCCGCATTTTCGGGATCCGTGTAGCTGAGCCACACCATGATGCAACCCCTCACTGGCATATGCTGATGTTTATGTTGCCTGAAGATGTCGAGCGTGTTCGCCTCATCATTCGTCAATATGCGTGGGAAGAAGACCGCCACGAACTGAAGAGTGATAAAGCCAAAAAGGCGCGCTTTCACGCCGAAGCTATCGACCCGGAAAAAGGCAGCGCGACCGGCTATGTCGCAAAATACATTTCGAAAAATATCGATGGTTATGCGCTCGATAGTGAAACCGATGATGAAAGCGGCGAGCTGTTAAAAGAGACTACACCGGCGGTTTCCGCATGGGCTGCACGGTGGCACATTCGTCAATTTCAGTTTATCGGTGGCGCGCCGGTAACCGTCTACCGCGAGTTGCGTCGCCTTGCTGATACCGAGACCGCTCACGGCCTCAGCGTTGAGTTTGCTTCTGTTCATGATGCGGCTGACGCTGGTGATTGGGCTGGTTATGTCAATGCTCAGGGTGGGCCATTCGTGCGCCGTGATGACTTGCAGGTACGCACATTGTACGAGCCACGCGCCGAGTTTAATCAGTACGGCGAGGAAACTGTCGCTATCCGTGGTGTTTACGATTCTGTCATCGGTGCCGGCACCCCAATTTTAACCCGACTAACGCAATGGAAGATTGTTCCGAAGCGCGCCGTTGATTTGGCCGTTGACCTTCAGGACGGCTTTGCCGTCCCTCGGAGTTCTGTCAATAACTGTACGGGAAGCGAAAGCGATCCACCGATACAGGATTTAACAAAACCTCTAAGTCGGCGTGAAAGACGAGAACTGACGAACCGACTCAGGAAGCAAAAGCCAGCAATACGACGAAAATTCATCCACGGAACGGATGAGCAAAACGCAATTGTAGCGAAAACTATCGACAAGATACATCTGACAACCGGCATCACTATCAGCCGTGGCGAAGCCCTGCACCTGATGGCGGGTGGTAAAAGTTGTTTTGATGGCATATGGATACGCGGAACGGCCAAAGGAGAAATATTTTCCGCTGCACCATAGCATCAGGCTAAGGCCAGGAGAATCCTCAAACGTGTTGCTGGTCTGGGTGAAATATCAAAACTATCATCTGGGTAATTCGTATCCATATCATAAACATACAGCACCTGCGCGTTTCATTTTTTTCTTCCCATCTTTTATCAATACGTGATACTGTATAAATATACAGTAACCATATTGGGAGGGATTTCATGTTTGGGGAGCATTTCAGCCGAACGCAGCAAAAGTGGGCTTGTGTGCAATTTATTGCCGAGGTATCTCTGATTGCAAACTGCAAACCAGCAGACTTAAAGCTCGCACTCACTCTCATTGCTGACCTTGCAAACAGAGAAAATGAAAGCAACAATGATGAGGATTTATTTCATCGTATAGAATAATGTTTTAAAGAAAAGCCATGTAAAAAATACATGGCTTACAATTTACATCCCTTCTTTTATCATAACTAATTTTTGATCTAACTCACGAAAGCAATCCAATATAAAGTTAACATCATCCAATTCATCCTTAGGATTTATTTGCTGATTAACCTTTGCAGACAAATGAGCTATCTCACCACGCTTCGAACCAAAGCTATCTAATTTTGGTAACATCTGAGGTTCAAGCTCATCAATGTCAACACCTGTTGGTAATATTAATGATTTGAAGTTTTTTGCCTTAATCCCATGATTCGAGCTAATTTTATTTATGAATTGCTTGCTAGCAATATTCATGATTTCACTTAGAGAATCTTTTGGGTTAGTTCTTGCCCGGGATAAGTCAATTAGCTCTTGGTTGCTTTGTTCATCACCAACAGACCAGCAACTATGATACGCGGCAAGAAATGACACAATCGTCATAGACGGTACTTTATTTCTATTCCATTGCTGCAAAGCATATAGCACAGTACCTTTAGAAATATCCTCCAGATAAGATTCAAACTCAGCATGGGTCAACAAGCGGTAGCCCTTTGCCATATCTAGCTGCATAGATTCGTATTCACCAATAGGAGAAAACTCAGCAGGAAGTAAGTGTCTCCTTAACTCACCCAATCTTTCCTGCAATGCAGTAAAACGCTCAGACTCTGCCATAATCACACCACTTTTATTCTATTAGCAGCCTCATCAAATTCGAGAGTTGGCAATTTAGTATTTAGCAGTACATTAAGCTCATTAAACCATACTGAAATTCTAGTGTATGTTGATTTTAAGCTTTTCGTTGTAGTTTCAATCGACGAAAGGAAGCTATAGTTATCATGACAAAGCCTTTTAAAAAGCGCCTCAACCTCAGCTTCTCTGCCGATAGTAGCAGTTCTAACTTCTGAATGAGAAAAAGAGAGTGTCATTATATCAAAAATAGCTCTGTTGAATTTCCTTTCATAATCGCCAGCAAACCACTTTCTATAACTGTTAGTATCAAAAACTTTCAATATTGCTTCATGGGCAAAATTCAGCTGTTCAAAGTGCTCTATCACCATACTTTCAACACGCGCCCAATCCCTATTAAAATTCAAACATGTATTATCTAAGAACTTCTTAAGATCTCCTGCGTAATCCGGAAGGAAATTTTTGAGAGCATAGTATCTCAATAACAATTCATTATCACGCATACGGAAATCAGGTTTCTTTAGCTTCAATATATTGATAATTGCTTTGTTATCTGGAGCACAAGCATCGATAAAGGAAACAAAAGGTCCGGGATGAAGGGCTTGCCGTAGCTCTTGAGGTGCCAATTGGACACTGCCAGTGTTAAGACGCAAAAACACATGATAAAGAAATTCTTCACTCGGCCAGTTTTTAATTACAACAGTTCTTATTGGTTGATTCTCAAACGCCGCTACATCATTATAATAACCAGCATCCTCTTTAAGGTCGTGCAGATTTTTTCCTTTGAGGTCCGTTCTAATCTCTAAACCGCTTAACTTTAGGGGCTCATAAATTTCATCGTCTTTTTCTGCTGCAAATTGACGGATACTTAACAATCGTTGTTTCCCATCAAGGACTATATATGCACCTCTTTGCTCCTTTCTTTCAGCTAAAACTAACTGTGGTATTGGCAAACCTAATATCAATGACTCAATGAAATTACTTTTTCTTGATTTATCCCACGCATCGCGTCGCTGAAAATCAGGATTAAGCTGAATATTGTTTTTATTAATTTGGTTAATAATAGTTTCCGTTGTCCAGTCGGTGCCGCTAACTACAGCAGCAGAGAAGTCAGTTCCCTCGACTAGCTCAACATCGTCTTCGTTTTCAGCCTGCTCATCATACTCAATAAAATGTTCTGACATTCGTTCCCCCACCAGTACAGGTCTTAAGGTGTGTAATACCCAATATTAGTCACAAAACCTACAGAGTCTGCTGCAATATTATCTCGCATCAAAACGCATGCAGTAAGGAATGTAGTTTTTATCACCTAAGCTCCCATGATATCTCTATGCGTCGCTCTCATGCAATTGCATTAAAACCGCCCCCTGAAGCGGGCAGGCGTGGCGGGGTAAGCATTGCGCACTGAGGCGGGTATTTAATTTATTTATTCAGCGCCTGAGCGCGTCCCTGTGGCGTTGTCGTGGTCTCGGGTGAGTAATGAGGTGCGGTGAAGCGGCGACGGCGTGTCGTGGCGCTGAGGACGTTGTGTGAGGTGGGGGTAAAGCCGCCACGACGGGCGGCGTAGGGTGTGATTATTCGGCGGGATCCAGCGTGTATTTTTCGAAGCGGATAATCTCTTCACCCGCCCACTCGTTCAGCTCCATGAAGCGCGCCTGTAGCGGCGTAAGCTCGTTACGCACAAAGACCTTTGCCACTTTCTCAACGTCGCCCACTGAGCCGACGTTCTCCGGCTTGCCGCCCATCAACTGGAACGGGATACGGTGTGCGTCAAGCAGGTCAGCGGCGCTGACTTTCTTGATGTTAAAAAAATCATCTTTCGTCGCGACTTCGCTCAGCGGCACAATTTTAATCCCGTCCGGTTTACCGTGCGGCGCGTAGAAAAACAGATTCTTAAAATTGCCGAGTCCTTTCGAGTCACGCATCGCCTTTCGCAGTGCCTCGACGTCGGTGCTGCTTTGTGCCGCGTCGGTCACGTACATGATGTACCCGGCATGGGCGCCGTTCTGGTAATACTTGCGGCGGAACAGTGTCGCAGACTCATTCAGCCAGGCTGAATTGAGCGCGCTCAGGTATTCCGGCATCCCGTAGAGCTCCTGATTAATATCGGGCTCGAGCAGGTGAAAAACGGAACCGGGCGCGAACTGGTGCGGCTGTGTGTAGCTCTGAATATACCAGTACACATCATCCTCGATGCCACGGCGGGTGTATTTCGCCGGTGAGGTTTCCAGCTTTAACGGCTTGCCGGTCAGGCTGCGACGCTCTTCGATAAACGCATTACCAAACACCAGATAATCGAGTGCGAACCGGGTGAAGTCCTGACGGGATAACAGCGGGTGCGGGATGTAGGTCGACACCAGAATATTACGCTTCACGTAAATCGGTGAGCTGTGGTGAACGGCGGCGCGCATGCTCTTCGCCAGCCCGGAGAAACTCACCGGCGGCTCGTACCACTGACCGTTATCGATACACTCCACATAATCGAGAATGTCGCGGCGATCGAGTACCGGCGTCGGTTCGCCGAAGGTGAACGCTTCCATGCTCTGTGCCGGTGCGGCGGTGTGATTTTCGGTGCGCGGCGGCTGCTGGCGCTTGTTGCGTTTCTTGCTCATCAGTTCCACTCCATAATGCTGGATGACTGTTCGCCGGTCGCGGCGGTCAGCGGCTCATTGATTAATACGTGCATGGTTGCCCACGCGAGGTCTGCGTGACTGGCTTCCTCGGTGCGGCTGGCCTCATAGGTCGAGCTGCGGCCGCTGCTGGTCATGGTTTTACGAATCGACATAAACGACTGCGTGAGGTCGGTCGCGCTGACGTCGTACTCGAGGCAACCGCGGCGAATGGTGTCTTTTGCTTTCAGCACCATCGCGGTTTTCATTTCCGGCGTGTAGCGGATTTCACGCGCTGCCGGGTAGAACGAGCGCACGAGCTGGAAGACCCCCTGACCGAGCCCGGTCGCATCGATGCCGATGTATTCGACGGTGTATTTCTGCGTGAGCTCGCGAATGGATTCGGCCTGTTGGGCAAAATCCATCCCTTTCCACTGATGACGCTCGAGGATTCGGAACCGGCCACCGGCGACCACCGGCGGTGCGATGACGACGCAACCGGCGCTGTCGCCACGCAGTGACGGGTCGTAACCAATCCACACCGGGCGGTGACCGAATGGCCGGTCGGCGAAGGGCTGGTAGTCCTCCCATTTTTCGAGGCTGTCGACCATGCAACGCTGGAGTTCTTCGAACGGGAAGACCGACGCTTTATCGTCGACGAACTCGCACATAAACAGGTTGCGGAACTCATCGACGCTGTTCTCGCGCTTCAGCGTATCGATGTTAAACAGGGTGCACCCTTTGGCGAGCGCGTCCTCGATGGTGACAATCTGCCGCCACTGGCCGTCAGGACAGGCGACGCCCTTCGCCAGTGCGGCGTGACTGATATCGATATCGACGCGCTCGCTCTTGTCTGAACGCCCCTTGTTGAACTGCTCACCCGACCAGAACGGATAGGCACCGTGTGCCAGCGACGACGGGGTCGAGAAATAGGTCGTGCGCAAGTGCTCCTGTGACGACATGCCACCGGCGACGCGCTTCAGCTTCTGAAAATTCGGTATCCAGAAAATTTCGTCGACATACAGGTCGCCGTTGTGGCTCTGTGCCGTGTTGGCATTGGTGCCGAGAAACATCAGCTCCGCGCCGTTGTTCCCGAGCACAATCGGGTCGCCGGTGAGCTCGACGCCGACCTGTCGGGCAAAGGCGATGATGTATTTTCGGAATACATAGGCCTGCGTCTTACTGGCTGATAAAAAAATCTGGTTGTGGCCGGTCTTCAGCGCCTGCAACAGCGCTTCACGCGCAAAGTAGAACGTCGCGCCAATCTGACGCGATTTCAGGATGTGCCGGATGCGGTGCGCCAGCCCCGCGCGCCACCACTCGAGCTGATAGTCGAAAGACTGGTCGAGGAAAATCTCTTCGAGTTTTTCGATAGCCTCGTCGCTGAAAAAGTTCTTTTTCGGTTTCTTCTTTTCCCCTTTGTTGCGGTTGGCCACCTTCGGGTTTAAATCCGCTTCGTTGCCGGTCTGGCCGTAGCGGTTAACCCGCGCGAGGCGCTCCATCTGGCGTGCCAGAAAATCCGCGACCTTAAAGTCGTGTGCTGTCAGGTCAGGCTTAGCGTAGAGCTGAATCAGCCGCGCCTCGAGCGTGAATTCGACCCGGTTTAACGGGGCGGTCTCTTCCCATTTATCCCGCTGTTTCCAGCTCTGCACCGTGGGGCGCTTGACCTGCAACTGCTCCGAAATTTGTGGCACGGAATAGCCCTGCCAGAACAAAAGCGCGGCCTGTCGTCGCGGGTCGCTGAGTAGTGATGTGTCGGTGGTAGTGGTCATAAAACCTCACTGTGATGAGTACACGGCAAGGCTAAAGATTCAGGGGGGATGAATCGCTAAACCCCTGTTGTGTCAGGGGGTGCACTTCTGTAACCGGTGGCTGGCGAGGGGCTGAGTCGGGAAACTACATCCGACCCGATAACCCAACTCAGGACACCTGACTCATGGCTAAAAAAGTTTCGAAATGGTTTCGCATCGGCGTCGAGGGTGACACCTGCGACGGTCGCGTCATCAGTGCAACCGATATTCAGGAAATGGCCGACGGTTTTGACCCGCGCGTCTACGGCTGTCGTATCAACCTCGAGCATATCCGCAGCGTTATTCCTGACACCCCGTTTTGCCGTTATGGCGATGTGGTGGAAGTGAAAGCGGAAGTGATCGACGACGATTCGGCGCTCAACGGCAAGCTGGCGCTGTTCGGTAAAATCGCGCCGCTCGACAATCTGGTCGCGATGGTGGCGAAAGGCCAGAAGGTTTACACCTCGATGGAGATCCGCCCGAACTTCGCCAACACCGGCAAATGCCACCTCATCGGGCTGGCGGTGACCGACGACCCGGCAAGCCTCGGCACCGAATACCTGCAATTCTGCTCAAACGCACAGCAAAACCCGCTGGCCGGGAAGAAAGACCAGCCCGGTGACCTGTTCTCTGTGGCGACCCTTGCCGAACTGGAATTCGAAGACCAGCCCGACACCATCATCACCCGTCTGAGCGACACCGTAAAAAGCATCTTCAGCCGCAAACAGGCCAGCGACGACGCGCGATTCGGTGACGTGCACGAAGCCGTGACCGCCATCGCCGAGCAGGTACAGACCAGCGGCGAAAGCGCCGGGGTACGTTTCAGCCAGCTTGAAACCGAGCTCGCCGACGTCAAAAAGGCGCTGACCGAACAGGCCGCAGCCACCTCGCAGCAATTCAGCACCATCAAAATCACGCTGGAAAACACCGAAGACAAGACGCAACCGCGTCGCAAGTTAAGCGCCGGTGGCGACGGTGATTCGGCAGGCTCCACGCTGACCGACTGCTAACCCCTGATAAACCCGAAGGAATACAAAACCCATGCGTAAAGACACCCGTTTTAAATTCAATCAGTACCTGAGCCGTATCGCCGAACTGAACGGCATCGCGGTCAGCGATCTCAACAAAAAATTCACCGTCGAGCCGTCGGTGACGCAGACCCTGTTTGACAAAATTCAGCAGTCGTCCAGCTTCCTGAAGCTCATCAACATGGTGACCGTTTCCGAGCTGACCGAGGAGAAAGTCGGTATCGATGTGACCGGCTCCATTGCCAGCACCGCTGACACTGACGGCGGTGTCGAGCGTAAAACCGCTGATTTCGCGAAGCTCGATGCGTACCGCTATTTCTGCCACCCGGTGAACTTTGACTATCACCTGAAGTACAACAAGCTCGACCTGTGGGCGCGTTTTCAGGATTTCCAGATCCGTATTCGCAACGCCATCATCAGGCGTCAGGCGCTGGACTACATCACCATCGGTTTTAACGGTGTGAGCCGCGCGGCGACCTCCGACCGTGCCAAAAACCCGTTACTTCAGGACGTGGCCGTCGGCTGGTTGCAGAAATACCGCAACGACGCGCCCGAGCGTGTGATGTCGGCCATCACCGACGATGACGGCACCGTGATTTCCAATACCATCAAGGTGGGGAAAGGCGGTCATTACGCCAACCTCGACGCGCTGGTGATGGATGGCTTCGAGTCTCTGGTCGCGGAAATTCACCGCGAAAACCCGGAAATGGTGGTTATCTGTGGTCGCCGTATCCTGACCGACAAATACTTCCCGATGATTAACAAATTCCAGGCGAACAGCGAACAGCTCGCCGGTGAGCTGATTATCAGCCAGAAAACCATCGGTCAGCTTCAGGCGGTGCGTGCGCCGTTCTTCCCGGCCAACAGCGTTTTTATCACCACGCTCGATAACATTTCGATTTATCTGTACGAAGACGGCCACCGCCGCCATATCGTCGAGAATCCGAAACTGGATCAGGTGGAGAACTACGAACAGGTCAAAGTCGATTTCGTCATCGAGGACTACGAGGCAGGGTGTCTGATTGAAAATATCGAGATCCTCGAGCCTGAAGAAACCGCCACCACGGCGCCCGTGAGTGCGGAAGTCTTTGCGGCGGAGATGGTCAAGGCGATGCAGTCTCTGACCGGCACTGCACCGGCTGAAACCAAAACCACTGACGGCGCGGAGGCGTAACCGATGGCAACCCCCGCACAGCGTCACGCGATGCGGGTCTCGGCTATCAGGGCATCGCAACGGGATAACGCCCCGTTGCGACATGCCTCAGCTTACGAGCAAATGCTCGTCAAGCTGGCCGCAGACCGCCGGACGCTATCAGACATTCGCTCAAAAGAACGTAAAGCGGATAAAAAACGCGAATTACTCCCGCTGTACCTGCCGTGGGTCGCTGGCGTACTGGAAAGCGGCACCGGCGCACAGGATGACATCCTGATGACGGTGATGCTCTGGCGTCTGGATGCGGGGGATATCACCGGCGCTGTCGAGATTGCGCGCTATGCGCTGCGTTTCGGTCTGTCGATGCCGGAAAACCATTCCCGCCCCGCGCCTTACATGCTGGCCGAAGAGGTCGCGCTCGCGGCACTCCGCGCCCGTATCGCCGGGGAGCCAGTCGACGCCGTGCTGCTGCTTGAGGTCATCAGCCTGACCGATACCGCCGACATGCCTGACGAAGTGCGCGCCCGACTGCATAAGGTCACCGGTCTGACGTTGCGTGATGCGGGTCAGCGTCCTGACGCGCTGGCACACCTGCAACGCGCACTTCAGCTCGACACTAACGCCGGTGTTCGCAAGGACATTGAAACCCTCAGTCGTGAACTGAACCCGAAGCCGGTCGTCGTCAAAAAAGCGGCACCGAAAGCCGCCGCGAAAAAGGCACCCGCGAAAAAACAAGATTCACCGGTGAAACGAGGGCGGGGACGTCCGAAGAAAGTCACCGGTTAACCGAACGCGCCCCGCGCCGGGCGGCACGCTGGTCAATGTCGGTGATTCACCGCAACTGCGACTGGCGTCCACCGCCCACCTAATTACTGAGGTAGTCATGACCCCGATTGTGATGAACAACCCGACGCAACCGCGCGACCAGATGGTCATCCCGCCTGCGCCGGTCGAGGAGCCGGTGATTAAAAACACCGCCTTTTTCCCTGACGTTGACCCGAAGCGCATGCGCGAAGAAATGCGCCTCGAGCAGACCGTGACGCCGGTACGTCTGCGCCGGGCGATTAAAACCGCGATGGCCGAGACCAACGCCGAGTTAACCGACTGGCGCGACCTTCAGCTCGCCGCCGGTTACCTGCGCCTCGAGGATGTGCCGACGGATGAGCTCGACGGCGAAAGTGTGCGGGTTTTTCACTACTTCAACGCCGTTTGCTCGATGACGACCGCGACGCTGTACGAGCGTTACCGGGGCGTAGATGCCAGCGCCAAAGGGGATAAAAAGGCCGACAGCATCGAGGACACCATCGATGAAATGTGGCGTGACATGCGGTGGTCGGTTGCCCGAATCCAGGACAAAGCGCGCTGCATCGTGGGGCAAATCTGATGAACGTTATCGCGCATCAGGGCGACACGCTCGACACGTTATGTCAGCGCCATTACGGGCGCACTGAGGGTGTGGTCGAGGCGGTATTAACGGCCAATCCGGGTCTCGCTGAGCTGGGCGTCATCCTGCCACATGGCACGGTGGTCAGTCTGCCTGAAGTGGACGCCGCGCCGGTATCGGAGACCGTGAACCTGTGGGACTGACGATGGAAAAAATCACGACCTTTCTGACCTACTGGCTGTCCGTGGCGCTGGCGTATTTCGGTACGCAGACGCCCGAAAAGCTGGCGATTTTTATCGGGGGTGGCTGTGCCATTTTTACCGCGCTGGTGAATTTCTGGTACCGCCGTCAGACGTATCGCTATCTCGTTTCAATGGGGACTGATAAGGGGGTTATTCGTGGCCTCAATCGTTAAACGTTGCAGTGTGGCTGTCGTGCTGGCGCTGGCGGCACTGGTGCCTGATTTTCGTTTGCTTCACACCTCGCCGGAGGGGCTCGCGCTGATTGCCGACCTCGAGGGTTGCCGGTTGCGCCCTTACCAGTGCAGCGCGGGCGTGTGGACGTCAGGCATTGGCCACACTGCCGGGGTGGTGCCGAAACGGGATATCACCGAGAAAGAAGCCGCCGCGAATCTGGTCGCCGACGTGCTGAACGTCGAGAAACGCCTCGCGGTCTGTGTGCCGGTGCAGATGCCGCCCGCCGTCTATGACGCGCTGGTCAGCTTCGCGTTTAACGTCGGCACCGGCGCGGCCTGTCGCTCAACGCTGGTTTATCACCTGAAGCACCGGCAATGGTGGCAAGCCTGTGACCAGCTCACCCGCTGGGTGTTTGTGAATGGCGTCCGTAGTACCGGCCTCGAAAATCGCCGCTCTCGCGAGCGTACTTACTGCCTGAAGGGGGCGCAATGAAAACGCTGATTGTGTTGTTGGTGCTGGCCGTGGCCGGGTTGCTCTGGATGCGCCACGAAAACGCCAACCTGACCCGCTCATTTGAACGGGCGAACAAAGTCGCCGGTGAGCAAAAGACGGTGATTAGCATGCTGAAAAGTCAGATTAAAACCGCCCACCGCATCCGTAGTGAAAACGAAACCGCTCAGGTCTTACTGCGCGGTGAGCTCATCGATGCTGGCGCCCGGGCGCAACGTCGGGAACAGACCATAACGAGGTTACTCAATGAAAACGAACAGCTTCGCCGCTGGTATAGCGCTGATTTGCCTGATGCTGTGCGCCGGTTGCACCAGCGCGCCGCCTGTGCCGACGCCGGTGATTGTTTACAACGCCTGCCCGAGGGTCAGCCTGTGCCCGATGCCGGGAAGTGACCCGGCCACCAATGGTGACCTGAGCGCGGATATACGCCAGCTCGAAAGCGCCCTTGAGCGCTGTGCGCTTCAGGTCAGAACCGTGAAAAACTGCCAGGATAAAATCGATGTACAAGCCGAAGAGTCTGCGAAAAGCCTTAACTGACGCCGTGCCGGTGCTGGCGCGTAACCCCGATATGATGCGCATTTTTATCGATAACGGGAAACTGGCCTCGACACTGGCGGCGTCGCTGTCGTTCGAAAATCAGTACACGCTCAATGTCGTGGTGACCGATTTCACCGGCGATATCGAGCTGCTGCTCGTACCGATTCAGGCATGGTTACGCATTCATCAGGCCGACATCATGACGACCGATGAGGGGCGTAAAAAGGGCTTCACCTATTTTGCCGATATCAACGATAACGACAGCGCCGATATCAGTATCAGCCTGATGCTGACCGAGCGCACCATTGTCCGTGAGGATGGCGATAAGCTACACGTTGAATCGGTGCCGGAACCTCAGCCGCCTGAGCCGCTGGTATGAATGACTTTAAACCGTTTGAGGATAAGCTCGCGGGGCTGATTGCGGCACTCTCCCCGACCGCCCGACGTAAGATGGCCGCAGATATCGCGAAGACCCTGCGAACCCGACAACAGCGCCGGATTAAAACGCAGAAAGCGCCCGACGGCACCCCCTACGCCGCGAGAAAGCGCCAGCCGGTGAAAGCAAAGAAAGGCCGGGTTAAGCGGGAAATGTTCGCCAAACTCCGCACCAGTCGCTTTATGAAAGCCACGGCAGGAAATGACGCCGCAGTCGTGGAATTTACCGGCAAGGTGCAACGGATGGCGAATGTGCATCAGTACGGCCTCAAAGATAAGCCAGGGCGAAACAGCGAATCGGTTAAATACCCTGCTCGTGGTCTACTGGGGCTTTCTAATGATGATGGGCAACTCATTGAAGAATTGATTCTGACCAGTTTAGAAAAACTGTAGATTAGCTTTGGGTTTTCTCTTTTTTTTGGTATTTTCTTTCTCATGAAAAGGAGGGGTTATGGACGAAAAAAAATACCAAATATTTGTTAGTTCAACTTATGAAGATCTATTTAAGGCACGTAAAAAAATCATTGAAACTGTATTGAGCTTATATCACTTCCCAGTTGGCATGGAAATGTTTAGCGCTGATGATTCTGAACAATGGGAGGTTATAAGGGAAACAATAGAAGGAAGTGATTATTATATCATCATAATCGGTCATAGGTATGGTTCTGTCGCTTCAACGGGGTTAAGTTACACTGAGATGGAATATGATTATGCTAAATCCTTAGGCATTCCGGTACTTGCATTTATACGAGATAGGAATGTCGGGACATTACCAAATGAACGTGAATCCGATCCTCAAAAGAGTGCAAACCTAGAACGTTTTATTGAAAAAGCTAAAGCTAACAAAATGTGTAATTTTTGGGAGTCTATGGACGATTTAGCTACTCAAGTTGCTATTGCACTCCCCAAAGCAATGCGAAGAACGCCACGGGTCGGATGGGTTCGAGGGGATCAGGTCACCCCAAAAGAGGTGTCTAATGAGTTAGCTGAACTATCCACGGAGAATAGAAAACTTCGAGAGAAGCTAAGGGAATATGAAAGTCAACTTACCTCTGATATGCCAGTGTTAAAGTTATTGATGCTGGAAGAAAAACTTATCCTTACGTTACCTGAAGATGGATTTGAACAAAAATACATACCGTCTTTAAATCGAAGTGATGTGCCGCATGAATATAATGAACTAATAACTCACGAGCAGATTGATGAATACAATAATAAATTACCATCAGATAAAGAGATAGATTCTTATAATAAAAAGCTGTTCTTGTTTAAGTGTCGAGAAGAATGTTCCCATACAATATCCCCAACATTAGAGAATTTAGGGAAAAAGGTCGCAAGTGATATTCATATCGATATCGAATTACCAAGTTTTATAGCGGCACTCAATTATGATAATGAAGATATCTTCACAAAAAAGCCAACCATCGACATTCCAATGAGTCCGGTGGAAAGTGAGCGAAAAAAACAGCAAGCGAGGAAGCATATAGGTGATGTCAGAAAAAGCTTATTGAGTGGGAAATATTTTGGTGGCTCGATCCTATCCGCTGACTTGGAAAAATTCACACTACCTAATGTATTTGACCGAATTCAACCAGTAAACGCCTCGAATTGGATTAGCTATGATGGGAACAGGGTAACGCTCCGAGCCAAGAAATTATTACAAAGTCTATCGCTAACGTTCGATGAATTGACATTAATTCCGATTTCAGAAGGTCAAGGGGTAATAAAATTTAAGATCGTTTGTGAGGAATTGAAGGAGCCTATTACTTTCAGCCGGGAGATCTCTGTAGCGCCTCACTAGCATGTTGTGTGACAGGTCATAAAACCCACATCAATTGCCGCTCAGAGCACCGGGCGGCATCCTTCCCTGTATGAATACTCTCGCAACTCTTCAGGAATTATCGCGCCTCCTGCGCAACATGATCCGCACCGGCGTCATTGTCGAAATCGACCTCGATGACGGCCGCTGTCGTGTCCAGACTGGCGGCATTGTTACTGACTGGCTTCAGTGGCTGACGGCTCGCGCCGGTCGCTCTCGCTCGTGGTGGGCGCCGTCCGTGGGTGAGCAGGTTGTCGTGTTTGCCATTGGTGGCGAGCTCGATACCGCCTTTGTGCTGCCCGGTATTTTCTCTGATGACCACCCCGCACCGTCGGCGTCGGCTGATGCATTTCACATCACCTTCCCTGATGGGGCGGTTATTGAGTACGAGCCGGAGACCGGCGCGCTGACCGTGAGCGGCATTAAAACCGCAGACGTGACGGCATCGGATTCCATCGCCGTGACGGTGCCGGTGGTGACAGTGAAAGCCGAGACCCGTATCACCCTCGATACCCCGGAAGTGGTCTGCACCAACAAACTGACGACCGCCGAGCTCGAGGTCACCAAAGGCGGGAAGATGAGCGGCAATATCGCGCACACCGGCGGCAAATTCACGTCAAACGGCGTGGCGGTGGATAAGCACGGTCACGGCGGTATTCAGCGCGGCGGTGACTGGACGGAGGGTACGAAATGACGACCCGTTATATCGGCATGAATCGCGAGACCGGGCGCGCTATCACTGACGCTGAGCACATCAGTCAGAGCTGTGGCGACATTCTGCGAACGCCGGTCGGCTCTCGCGTGATGCGGCGCGATTATGGCTCGCTGCTGTTCTCCCTGATTGATATGCCGCAGACCGACGCGCTGAAGCTGCAAATTATGTGCGCCTGTTATATGGCGCTGCTGAAGTGGGAGCCGCGCATCAGCATCAGCGCGCTGACGGTCGAGCGCCAGTTTACCGGCCAGATGGTTGTCGACCTGACCGGCGAGATAAAAGCCACCGGCAAACCACTTTCTTTAACCATCCCTGTGAGTTGAATCTATGGCAACCATCGACCTGAGCCAGCTCCCCGCGCCCGACTTCGTGGAAACGCTGGACTTTGAAACCATTCTCGCGGAACGCAAAGCGACGCTGGTCTCGCTTTATCCTGAAGAGCAACAGGACGCTGTTGCGCGCGCTCTCGCCCTCGAGTCTGAGCCACTGGTGAAGTATCTGGAGGAAAACACCTATCGTGAGGTCATCTGGCGTCAGCGTGTGAACGATGCCGGGAAAGGCTGCACACTGGCCTATGCGAATAATAACGATCTCGACGTCATGGCCGGTAACAACAACACCGCGCGTCAGGTTGTGACGCCTGCCGACGACAGCACCATCCCGCCGACACCGGCGGTCATGGAATCTGACGCTGATTTACGGCTACGCGCACAACAGGCGTATGAGGGGCTCAGCGTGGCTGGCCCGGTCGGCGCATATGAATACCACGGCCGCAGCGCTGACGGGCGGGTCGCTGATATCTCGGTTGTCAGCCCGTCACCGGCCTGTGTGACCATCACCGTACTTTCACGCGAGGATGACGGCACCGCATCCGATGATCTGCTGGCCGTCGTGGAAAAAGCGCTGAACGCTGAAGAGGTGCGCCCCGTAGGCGACCGGGTGACGGTGCAGAGTGCTGAAATCGTGCCGTACCAGATTGACGCAACCCTTTATTTTTATCCGGGGCCGGAAGCCGAGCCTATCCGTCAGGCCGCTGAAGAAAAACTCAAAGCGTATATCACCGCACAACAGCGACTGGGCCGCGACATTCGTCAGTCAGCCATTTATGCCGCCCTTCACGTCGAAGGGGTGCAGCGTGTCGAACTGACCGCGCCACTGGCTGACATTGTGCTCAGTAAATACCAGGCATCCTGTTGCACCGAATACAGCATCGCTGACGGGGGTGCCGATGAGTGATAACCGGCTGTTGCCCGTTGGCTCGTCGGTGCTGGAGGTTGCCGCCGCCCGCGCGGCCGCAGATATCGAGCGTGTGCCGGTACCGCTTCGCACGTTGTGGAACTGGCGCACCTGCCCGGTGCGGTTGCTGCCCTATCTGGCGTGGGCGTTTTCGGTTGACCGGTGGGATGAGAACTGGCCGGAGGCGACAAAACGTAGCGTTATCGCTTCGGCATTTTACGTTCACGCCCACAAAGGCACCATCGCCGCATTACGGCGCGTGGTGGAGCCGCTGGGCTATCTGATTGAAGTTAAGGAGTGGTGGGAACTCAACGAAGAGCCGGCAACTTTCCGGCTTGTGGTAGGCGTACTCGAGACCGGCATCACCGATGAGATGTACCTCGAGCTCGAGCGGCTGATTGAAGGGGCAAAACCGGCAAGCCGACACCTGACCGGGCTCGCTATCAGCCTGAGCACCACCGGGCGCGCTTATGTGGGCGCAAGCTGCTACGACGGCGACCTGTTAACCGTTTATCCCTATGCCGCCGGGGAAATTGTCGTCGGTGGTGAGTTTTATCCGGCTTCGGCCATTCATCTGATTGATAACCTGCGAGTAAGCGCATGACAACAAAATATTTTGCCATCCTGACCAATCAGGGCGCGGCGCGACTGGCAAACGCGACCGCGCTCGGTACCAAACTGAATATTACACAAATGGCCGTCGGTGACGGAGGCGGTACATTGCCGACCCCTGACCCGGCTCAGACAAAGCTCATTAACCAGACCCGCATTGCGCCGATTAATTCACTGGGCGTGGATGCTAACGATGCCGGTCAGATTATTGCCGAGCAAATTATCCCGGAAAATGAGGGCGGTTTCTTCATCCGTGAAATCGGTCTTTATGATGACGATGGCATTTTGATTGCTGTTGCCAACTGCCCGGAAACCTACAAGCCGTTACTGGCCGAGGGGAGCGGTCGAACGCAGACCATTCGCATGATTCTTGTTGTCTCGAGTACGTCGGCGATCACATTAAAAATCGACCCCTCAGTCGTGCTGGCAACCCGAAAATATGTCGACGATGCGGTCATCGAGGTAAAGAGCTATGTCGATAAGCAGGTCAAAGCGCATGAGGCGAAAGCGAATCCACACTCTCAGTATCCGCTTATCAAGAATGCGCTCAAAGAAATGGCCGACGCCGGACTGATTGACAAAGTTCTCGAAAACCTTCATTTATCAGGAGGGCTGGCGAGTGACGTTGTCGGTCGGTTAATAGGTGTTCGTGTCTACAACGCGTCCACGTTGTATGTGGAGACGCCAGGGACAAAAACATTGCTGTCGATCATCACCGGAGCCGGTGGTAGTGGTGGAAACTGCCAGGCAACAAATACAACACAGACCTTCTCTGGAGCAGGCGGCGGCGCAGGCGGGACATGCTTTGGGCTCTTCAACCTGTCTGACATCGTGAACAGGACAATTACGATTGGCGCGGGTGGTACAGGTCAGAACGATGGCGGGAATACGACATTTGCCGGGATGGTCGCGGGCGGCGGTCGTAAAGGTGGTTATACATCGTCGACATCCACGCCAGGCGGCGCTGGCGGAACAGCTACCGGGGGCATTCTGAACATTACCGGTGGTATAGGTAATGACGGTCAGGCGGGCGCTTACTTCATAAATGGCAGTGGTGGCGGCAGTCTGTGGGGAAGCGGAGGACGCTCTGGTAACGGTCGCGGGACTAACGCACAGGTACCTGGCGGCGGCGGCGGTGGCGCATATGATGTTGCGTTCACCAATACAGTATATCAGGGCGGTAATGGCGCATCTGGTGTGGCATTTATTCTGGAGTTTGCATAATGAGATATGCACTAATCAGCACTGGCACTGTAGAAAATATTGTCGTTTGCGAGCAGGCAGAACAGGCAACTGGGCTGTTTCCAGATGTTGACGTTGTGAATATTGACGGTGAGGACGTGGGTCCTGGCTGGGCATATGCTGACGGTATTTTCACTGCGCCTGCGGTACCAGAGCCGACACCAGAGGAACTGATTACGCAGGCTGAACAGCAGAAAGCAGCATTACGTCAGACCGCTGAATCTGAAATTTCATGGCGACATGATGCCGTTGATGCTGGGATAGCGACGGCGGAGGAAGCCGCCGCGCTGGCTGAATGGAAGAAATACCGGGTGCTGTTGATGCGTGTCGATACATCCAAAGTCCCCGATGTTGAATGGCCTACGCAGCCGGTTTAACGGGCCAGCTAATGGCAGGTGCTGTGCTGGTATCAACCTTCGTCAGTCCGTAGCGGTACCGCTGCCATGCGGCAAGCTTTGGTTTGTCGGCATCATCGATATAGCCACCTGCCGCAGCGTCTGACAGCGGCACGATAACCGCAGAGGCTTCAGCCAGTAACGCCGTTTTCTGCTGTTCCGCTGCATCCACTTCCGCCGCGTGCTGTGCGCTGGTATCCGTCACCCACTCGCTGCCGTTCCACTTATCGTATGATGTTGCCGGTGCCAGTGGGGTGACACCTTCCGGGTAATCACCCGGCATGGATATCATCATCGGTTTTCTGGTGCTGGTACTCCAGACCGTTTCCCCCCGATGGTCAGCGGCGTACTCCCATGCGGTCAGGTCTGCCGTGCGGCAAATGACATACCCCTCTTTGCCGTCCCCCGGTGCGTCAGGGCATGAGTGAGCAGGAACGCCAACGCCTACAGCCAGATATTCAACTGACGAAGAAAGATATTCTCGTGTCCCGCCATCGAAGTTAAATACAGTGATATCACCAGCCGCAGTAGCAATATTATTGTTATCTAAAATAGCCTTCGCCATTATGCAGCCCTCACGATGTAGTTAAACGCAATATTACGCGGGCGAGCAATGCCGGCTATGTTTGTCTGAATGGTATTGCTGCTGTTGGTTGACGCAATCACCGCGATATAACACCCGGTCATTTCTGCGGCAGTCGCCGTGTCCATTCCCCACAGCGCAGTGCTATTCAGTAAGTTATTAATACCCACTACGTTTGGAGTAGATAAACCATCATCGCCAGGAATAACGCTCCCCTTCTGACTTGACAGAAGGACACGCGAAGAATCAATCCCGCGCCCATCATCCCAGCCCCGAATAAACTCAGCCCGTAAATCAGGCAAAACCAGCGCAGGGTAAACCCGTGCCAGTTTTGGGTATTGCGCCGCTGTAAACGCTGCGCCGTTGCATTTCAGCCATCCCGTTGGGGCTGTTGCTGTCGGCCATGGAACCGGGACGCCAACAGGTAAAGCTGAGCCATCTCCCAAACCAACGTTTAAGAAAATGCAGTTTTCCCGCATGGCTGGCATCATTCGGGCTTTTGCTTGAGGGAAAACAGATGCAGGTTGGCTATGTGCGCGTATCAACAAATGAGCAAAACACCGCCCTACAGCGTGACGCGCTGGAACGGTCGGGATGTGAGCTAATTTTCGAGGATAAAATCAGCGGCAAATCGACCAACAGGCCGGGGCTCAATCGCGCCCTTAAACGACTTCAGGCCGGTGATACGCTGGTAGTCTGGAAGCTCGACCGGCTCGGTCGTAGCATGCGCCACCTTGTCTCGATGACCGAAGAACTTCGCCAGCGCGGCGTAAATTTCCGAAGCCTGACCGACAGTATCGATACATCAACACCGATGGGGCGTTTTTTCTTCCATATCATGGGCGCTCTTGCGGAAATGGAACGCGAGTTAATTGTCGAGCGCACCCGCGCCGGGCTCGATGCCGCTCGCGCACAGGGAAGAATCGGAGGACGCAGGCCAAAGCTGACACCAGACGAATGGGCTCAGGCCGGGCGGCTGATTGCCGCCGGAGAATCCCGCCAGCGTGTCGCGATAATTTTTGATGTGGGCATATCGACGCTGTATAAAAAATTCCCGGCGACTAATCCCGTTGTGTCAGCCACCGCCGAACCCTGACAAATAGCCGCATACAGGTGCACACCAGACAATATCACTCACCCAACCTAACGGAGTTAAACGGATGAGTGATTATCATCACGGTGTCGAGGTCATCGAGCTTAACGATGGCACCCGCACAATCTCGACGGTATCAACGGCGGTTGTCGGCATGGTCTGCACGGCCAGTGATGCTGACGCCGGGGCATTCCCGCTCAATAAGCCGGTACTGATTACCAGCCCACAAAACGCCATCGCGAAAGCCGGTACCAAAGGTACTCTTGCAAAATCCTTACAGCTCATCGCTAACCAGTCAAAACCGGTTGTCGTTGTCGTACGCGTCGCAGAGGGAACAGGCGACGACGAAGAGGCACAGGCGCAGACCATTTCTAACATCATCGGCACCACGGATGAGAACGGCAATTACACTGGGCTGAAAGCGCTGTTAACGGCAAAAGCGGTCACCGGCGTAAAACCCCGTATTCTTGGCGTGCCGGGCCTCGATACACAGGAAGTCACGACCGCACTTGTCTCAGTGGCTCAGAAGCTCCGCGCTTTCGCCTATGCCAATGCATGGGGCTGCAAAACTATTTCGGACGTTATCGCTTATCGCAAAAACTTCAGCGGTCGCGAGCTCATGCTTATCTGGCCTGATTTCCTCGGGTGGGATACCACGACCAACGCCACGACAACCAGTTACGCGAGCGCCATCGCGCTGGGTCTGCGTGCCAAAATCGACAATGACACAGGCTGGCATAAAACCCTGTCAAACGTTGGCGTCAATGAGGCCACTGGCATCAGCGCATCCGTTTTCTGGGATTTGCAGGAAAAAGGCACCGACGCCGACCTGCTCAACGAAGCAGGTATCACGACGCTGATTCGGGAAAATGGTTTCCGCTTCTGGGGTAATCGTACCTGTTCTGATGACCCGCTGTTTCAGTTTGAAAACTACACCCGCACCGCGCAGGTCATCGCCGATACGATGGCCGAGGGCCATATGTGGGCGGTCGACAAGCCGATCACCGCCACGCTGATTAACGACATCATCGACGGTATCAACGCGAAATTCCGCGAGCTGAAAACCGGCGGTTACATCATCGATGCGAAATGCTGGTTTGACCCCGAAGCTAACAGCAAAGAGACCCTGAAAGCCGGTCAGTTGCTCATCGACTACGACTATACGCCGGTACCGCCGCTTGAACGTCTGACCCTGCGTCAGCGCATCACCGACAAATATCTGGCGAATCTTATTTCGTCAGTTAACAGCAAATAAGGAGCCTGACCAATGGCATTACCGCGCAAGCTCAAACTCATGAACCTGTTTATCGACGGGGTGAGTTATCTCGGCGTCGTGCAATCCGTCACGCTGCCGAAATTAACCCGCAAGCTCGAGAACTATCGCGGCGGCGGGATGAATGGCCCGGCACCGGTCGACCTCGGCCTCGATGATGATGCACTGTCGGCTGAAATCTCGCTCGGCGGCTTCCCTGATGACGCTATCTGGTCGTTATACGCTGCCACCGGTGCGGCGTCCGTGCCGCTGCGTTTTGCCGGGTCTTACCAGCGTGATGATACCGGCGAGACCGTACCGGTCGAGGTTGTTCTCCGTGGCCGTCAGAAAGAAATCGACCTCGGCGAAGCCAAACAGGGCGAAGACACCGAGTCGAAAATCTCTCTCGCGTGCACTTACTTCAGGCTGACGATGAACGGCTCGGAACTGGTGGAAATCGACACGGTGAACCTCATCGAAAAAGTGAATGGTACCGACATGCTCGAGGCGCACCGACAAAATATCGGCCTGTAATTTCTGCCCCGGTCAGCACGGCTGGCCGGGCATCCTGAAACCTGAATTTAACGAGAAAGTATCATGGAAAAAACTAACGAAAACATCGTCACTCTGAATACCCCGATTAAGCGCGGCGAGCAGGTAATTACCGACGTCACTCTGTTAAAACCGAATGCCGGAACCCTTCGCGGTGTCAGCCTGGCATCTGTCGCAAACTCTGACGTCGATGCGCTGATTAAAGTGCTGCCGCGCATGACCATGCCGTCACTGACCGAACAGGAAGCCGCCGCGCTGGAGTTGCCCGACCTGCTGTCGTTTGCTGGCAAGGTGGTCGGTTTTTTGTCTCCGAGTTCGGCGGCGTAACCTTTCCGAAAAAACTCTCGGTCGATGACCTGATGGCTGACATAGCGGTAATTTTCCACTGGTCGCCATCAGACCTTTATCCCATGAGCCTGACCGAGCTCGTCAACTGGCGTGAAAAAGCGCTACAGCGAAGCGGAAACACGAATGAGTAATAACCTCAAACTCGAAGTGCTGCTGAAAGCTGTCGACCAGGCGACCCGACCCTTTAAAGCGATCCAGATGGCGAGCAAATCGCTGTCTGGTGATATCCGCACGACTCAGCAATCCCTGCGTGATTTGAATGGTCAGGCATCGAAAATCGACGGTTTTCGGAAAACCAGTGCACAACTGGCGGTAACCGGTCAGGCACTGGAAAAAGCAAAACAGGAAGCTGAAGCGCTGGCGGTGCAGTTTAAAAACACGGAACGACCAACAGCGGCACAGGCCAGAGTGCTGGAGTCAGTGAAACGCGCGGCTGATGGGTTGCAGACGAAATACAACAGCCTCACGCAGTCAGTTAAGCGGCAACAGACCGAGCTCGGCAAAGCGGGGATTAATACGCGCAATCTGTCGAATGATGAAAGCCGCCTGAAAAACGCTGTCAATGAAACCACCGCACAACTTAACCGCCAGCGTGAAGCACTGGCGCGGGTCAGTGCGCAACAGGCGAAACTCAGCACAGTACAAAAACGCTATCAGGCAGGAAAGGTGCTGGCGGGCAATGCGGCATCGACGGGCGCTGCCGGGGTGGGGATGGCAACAACCGGCGCGCTTGCCGGTGTGGCACTGATGAAGCCCGGTTATGATTTTGCTCAGAAAAACTCAGAGCTTCAGGCTGTTCTCGGTGTTGCCAAAGACTCCGCGGATATGGTGGCGCTCCGCAAACAGGCGCGCCAGCTCGGCGACAACACCGCCGCGTCGGCTGATGATGCCGCTGGCGCACAGATTATTATTGCTAAAGCAGGTGGTGATTCTGCCGCAATTCAGGCGGCTACACCCGTCACGCTCGATATGGCGCTCGCAAACCGCCGGACGATGGAAGAGAACGCCGGGCTGTTGATGGGGATGCGTTCGGCGTTCCAGCTCTCTAACGATAAGGTCGCCCATATCGGTGATGTTCTGTCGATGACGATGAACAAAACCGCCGCCGACTTTGACGGCCTGAGTGATGCCCTGACCTATGCCGCGCCGGTGGCGAAAAATGCCGGGGTCAGTATTGAAGAAACGGCCGCAATGGTTGGCGCGTTGCATGATGCGAAAATTACCGGCTCGATGGCGGGTACCGGTAGCCGCGCGGTACTGAGTCGATTACAGGCTCCGACGGGCAAGGCGTACGACGCAATCAAAGAACTCGGCGTAAAAACGGCCGACGGCAAAGGGAATACCCGCCCAATTTTCACCATCCTGAAAGAAATGCAGCGGAGTTTCGAAAAAAACAAACTCGGCACCGGCCAGCGCGCTGAATACATGAAAACCATATTTGGTGAAGAGGCCAGCTCAGCAGCGGCGGTGCTCATGACCGCCGCCTCAAGCGGAAAATTAGACCAGCTTACTGCTTCCCTTAAAGCATCAGATGGCAAAACCGCCGAGCTAGTGAAGGTTATGCAAGATAACCTCGGGGGCGATTTTAAAGAGTTTCAGTCAGCGTATGAAGCGGCAGGAACTGACCTGTTTGACCAGCAAGAGTCATCCTTGCGTAAGCTGGTGCAAACAGCGACAGGCTATGTATTGAAACTTGACGGGTGGATTCAAAAAAACAAATCGCTTGCAACTACATTAGGTGTCGTTACGGCGGCGGCGGTCGGTATTGTGGGGATGATTGGTGCCATTGGTCTTGTTTCGTGGCCGGTCATTACCGGTATTAACGCCATCATTGCGGCGGCTGGCGCGCTTGGCGCGGTCTTCACGACAATCAGTGGCGGGATTATTGCCGCTATCGGTGCTATTACATGGCCGGTCGTGGCGGTAGCGGCGGCGGTGGTCGCTGGCGCGCTGCTTATCCGTAAATACTGGGAGCCTGTCAGCGCATTCTTTGCCGGTGTGGTCGAGGGGCTCATGAGTGCCTTTGCGCCGGTCGGGGAAATGTTCGCACCGCTGGCACCCGTTTTTGAGGGTCTCTGCGAAAAGCTTCGCGGTGTCTGGCAATGGTTTAAAGACCTGATAGCGCCGGTGAAAGCGACTCAGGACACGTTGAACAGTTGCCGTGATGTCGGGGTTCTGTTCGGTCAGGCGCTGGCCGACTCCCTGCTGATGCCACTTAACGCCTTTAACAAGCTGCGAAGCGGGATTGATTGGGTGCTCGAAAAACTCGGCATTATCAACAAAGAATCCAGCTCGCTTGACCAGACCGCGGCGAAAGCCAGTGCGGCGACGCAGAACGGTTACAGCCCCGCTATCAGCTCATACAACAGCTATCAGCCGGTCACGGCACCCGCCGGTAAAACCTACATCGACCAGAGTCGGCCAACCTATCAAATCAACGTGCCGGGCAATGGTATGCCGGGCGGTCGGTTGGGTAATGATTTGCAGGATGCATTAGAAAAATATGAGCGTGAGAAACGCGCCAAAGCCCGCGCAAGTATGATGCATGACTAAGGAGACTGATTATGATGCTGGCATTAGGTATGTTTGTTTTTATGCGTCAGACGCTGCCCTATCAGAGTATGCAGCGCAGCGCAGATTATAGCTGGGCGTCAAACTCCCGCGTCGGGAAGCGTGACGCTTTTCAGTATCTCGGCGAGGGTGAAGACAAAATCACCCTGAGCGGTGACCTGTATCCTGAGCTGACCGGCGGTAAGCTCTCGATGCTGGCGCTGTATGCGATGGCTGAGCAGGGGCGGGCGTGGCCGCTTATTTCCGGGACGGGGATGATTTACGGGATGTTTGTTGTCAGTAATGTGTCGGAGACCGGCACGGTATTTTTTGAGGATGGGTCGCCGCGCAAAATCAGCTTCACCCTGACGCTGACTCGCGTCGATGAATCGCTCGCGGCGGTGTATGGCGATATCGGAAAACAGGCCGAGAGTCTGGTCGGTAAAGCTGGTGATATGCTGTCGATGGTGGGGGCTTAATCATGCTGGATATTATCACCGGCGCGGGTGCCACACTGACGCCCGATTTTATGCTGACACTGGAAAGCAAAGATATCACCGGCAATATCAGCGACCGGCTGATTAACCTTTCGATGACGGACAACCGGGGATTTGAGGCCGACCAGCTCGATATCGAGCTCGACGATACTGACGGGCTGGTCGCACTACCGATTCGCGGTGCGGTGCTGTCGCTGTATCTCGGGTGGAAAGGCTTCTCGCTGGTCAGTAAGGGGCAGTTTACGGTTGATGAGGTGGAGCACCGGGGCGCGCCGGATACGGTGACCATTCGCGCCCGTAGCGCCGATTTTCGCGGAACACTCAATTCCCGCCGGGAAGAGTCATGGCACGATACCACGCTCGGTGCAATCGTCAGTACGATAGCCGAGCGAAACACGTTAACGGCCAGCGTCGCTCAGTCACTCGCGGGTATTCAGATTCCGCACATCGACCAGTCTCAGGAATCCGACGCCGTTTTCCTGACCCGCCTTGCGGAACGCAACGGCGGCGCAGTCTCGGTGAAAGCGGGTAGGTTGCTGATGCTCAAAGCGGGAAGCGGTACCACGGCCAGCGGGAAAGCTATTCCTCAAATTACCATCCAGCGCAGTGACGGCGACCGGCATCAGTTTGCCATTGCCGACCGTGGCGCTTACACCGGCGTGACCGCGAAGTGGCTGCATACCAAAGACCCGAAACCGGCGAAGCAAAAGCAAGCGGTGAAGCTGAAGCGTAAGTCCAAAGCGCAACACCTCCGGGCGCTACAGCACCCGAAAGCAAAACCGGTGAGCAGTAAAACCACGGCCAAAAAGCAGAAAGAGCAGGAAGCCCGCGAGGGTGAATACATGGCCGGTGAGTCTGACAATGTTTTTGCGCTGACAACCATTTACGCAACAAAGGCGCAAGCGATGCGTGCGGCTCAGGCGAAGTGGGATAAATTACAGCGTGGCGTTGCGGAGTTCTCCATTATGCTGGCGACCGGTCGCGAGGATATTTACCCGGAAATGCCGGTCAGGGTGTCAGGCTTTAAGAGCGTCATAGACGCGCAACCGTGGATAATCAGCAAGGTGACACACAACGTCGGCGGGAACGGCTTTACGACGGCTGTAGAGCTCGAGGTGATGCTTTCAGATATGGATTACGAAACCGAAGATGATGACGAGTAA